GAAACTTCAGAAAGCTAATCACTCCAGTATATAAAGCAAATAGAAAGGTTGAAAATATTCCACCATTACTAAACGAAATGCACCAATTTGTGAAAGACGAATACGATAGTGTTTGGGGTTATGGTATAGAAACAGATGATATTGTTGCTAGATATTGGTACAACCTATCAAACGAGATAGGTAGAGATAATGTGATCATAGTAAGCATAGACAAGGATTATAAGCAGTTTCCTTGCCTTATTTACAATTATCACTACAAACATAAGGTTGTATTGGATATAAGCGAAGACGAGGCTTTATATAACTTCTACGAGCAAATGATAATCGGTGATAGTGCCGACAATGTAAATTACTTTAAAGGTAAAGGTAAAAAGTATGCAGAGAAATATTTAGCAGACTGCAATACTAAATACCAATACACAAGAAAGATGCTGGAATTATTCCAAGAAAAATATAAAAGTAAAGCTCGTCAGAAGTATACTGAGTGTTATCACTTACTAAAATTAAGAACACAATAAAACAAAACAAAATGAAGATAAATTTAAAACACAATATTATAAATGATAAATATACTGAGTACGTATATGAAGCGTTTGACATTCAAAACAAAACAGAAAGCAATGTAACTATAGAAGCTAATTTAGAACATTTACCAAAAGATTGGAATATAGGAGTTGTTTATGGTGGTAGCGGTACAGGAAAAACTACCATATTAAAAAATTTTTTTAAAAAAGAAATGAATACATATAACTTTGATTATAACAAGTCATTAATATCTAATTTTGATTGGTTAGAACCGAAAGATGCAACGTTTTTATTATCGTCAATGGGTTTAAGTAGTGTACCAACTTGGTTGAGACCGTTTCACACATTATCAAACGGAGAACAATACAGAGCTGCTTTAGCTTATATGGTAGGTAAAGCTAAAGAAAATGATGTTATATTAATAGATGAATACACTAGCGTTGTAGATAGAGATGTTGCTAAAGCAATGAGTAACGCATTACAAAAATATATAAGAAGAACAAATAAAAAAATAGTTTTAGCTTCCTGTCATTTCGACATTATGGATTGGTTACAACCAGATTGGATTTATTCACCACAAAAAGGGCGTCTTGAGATAGCGTCAAGTCGAAGGCAAAGACCAACAATTAAACTTCAGATATTTCGATGTAGATATGAAACTTGGAATATATTCAAACAACATCACTATTTAAGTGAAAATTTAAACAAAGCAGCTAAATGTTTTGTAATTTTATTAAATGATAAACCAATAGCTTTTATGGCAATATTACCTTTTCCACACGGACATATAAAAAACGGGTTTAGAATATCTAGAATTGTTGTATTACCTGATTTTCAAGGTTTAGGAGTAGGTTTTAAAATTATAAATTATTTCGCTGAATTATACAAAACAGATAATAAAACAATGTATATAAAAACATCAAACCCAGCTTTGTTTGGTGCAATGAAAAAAAACACTGATAAATGGAAATTAACAAATCAAGTAAAAAAAGAACAATTAAATACTGAATGGATGCTAAAACAACAAACAAGCGATAAAGGTGGTATGTTAAAATTAAGAAACGCAATTACAAAGTCATATAAATATATAGGTAAAATTGGAACTGACAACACAAATATAATAACATTTAATGCTGATATATGGAAAGATGTAGCTCAAAACCAAATTCAAATGTTTTAAAAATGAAAACACATAATTTACTTATATTAGATAATTATTTTCAAGACATTAAAAAAGGAATTAAAAATTTTGAAATAAGAAAAAAAAATTCTAAATATTCAATAGGCGACGTTTTAGTGTTAGAAAATATTAAAAATGGAGAAGTAATAAGAAAACAAATAGAATACATAACAAACATATCTATTTACAATATAAACAATATAATAATAATAGGATTAAAACAAAAAACAATGAAACAAACAAATTTATTTTTTGATGGAAAAGTTAGTGAATATTTTAATGGGCATAAAAATTTATATTTAGGAGATAAGGATTTTGTTTTCGCAGATACTTTTGTGAATATACAAGCAGAAATAAAAACAATATCTAAAAACGGTAAATTTACTGGAAAAAAAGTATCATTTAATCAAGCACGAGAATATGCTTCAAATGTAGACAATAAAGATAATTTAGGTAGATTGAATAAATCATATTTGTTTGAATATCATAAATACGCAAATAATTCATATGTAATTGTAATCCCATTTATTAAACCTATTGGAACAGAAAAAACAGCAAAAGATTTTTTAAATTTAAAAAAAGCTAAAATGATGTATATTACAAAAGAAAATCAATTTAATAAATGGTTATCTGGAGATAGATATATAGGAGTTTATCCTAAAAAAGAATTATTAACTATATAAATAAATAAAATGAGAGCAACCTATTTACATTACGAGAACGGCAAAGGCTATGACGTTATAGACTTTATAAAAGATTATCAGTTATCCTTTAACAAAGGGAATATAATTAAGTATATTTGTCGCAGTGGTAAAAAAGACGATGAGCTAAAAGACTTAGAGAAAGCAGCCGACTATTTAAGACGTGAGATAGAATACTTAAGAGAACAACAACAACAATGGATAGAAAACAACAAATAAAATACTACGAAGATATGGAACAAAAAGAATTAGAACACCAAGAAGATATAAGAGGCGTACAAGAAGAAACAAGTGAGCCAATAAACAATAGACACTTAAACTATTTAAAGAGCGTACTTATAAGCCAATTACTACTAGAGGCTAACGATGAGCTGCAAGGCAGTAAAGGCTTTAAACAAAACGTAAAGCACCAAGTTAATAAAACATCAAAGATACTGGAAGCTGAATATCAGCAAGGGTTTAACATTATATACAGCAATAACCCAGAGATGTGTACAAACGTACTAAACAAAATAGACGGCTTAATACACAAGATTAAAACCGCTTCTATTGACGAGCTGGTAATGATCGACGCTTTAGTAGATAACTACTTTAAAAACAAAGACGAAATAAAAGAAACACAAACCGCAGAATTCACTAAAATAAAATAAATGTATATAAATATAGAACTAAAACCAACCGAAAGAAAAGACTACTATAAATTCGTAATCAATGGCGTTAAGCTAGGAGAATGGGAACGAAGCGAACTAAGACACTTAATAGAAACAATAGATAACAAGATATGAGTTTAGAAAGCGATTGCTGTAATGCAGCCCAATGGAATGAAACAGATTTATGTAGCGAATGCCTAGAGCACGCTGAATTTAATAAAACAGAATAATGAAAATAAAACAAATAGCAGAAACGATAAAAGAATTAACAGACGTAAACATATTAGAACAAAGCAGACGTAGAAGCGTTATAGAAATGCGAAGCGTAGCTAATAGGTATCTAATAGATGTAATGGGACTTAGGTGGACTGATATAGTAAGAGAGTATTCAAGGAACGGCTTTAAGACAACACACGCCAGTATTATACATAGCTATAACACTTACGACCAACATAGTTTTTACAACTCAGATTTAAATTTAATATACGAAACATTACTAAACAGTAGTAAAATGAATATAATAAAACAAGTCAATAAAATGACAGTAGAACAAATAGAAAAAATAGAAACAATACTGCAAGACTAAAATAAATACAAAACGTTTATATATTAGTAGGATTGATTAAACAATTCTATTTCAATATGGACAAAAGAAAAAACAATGGTGGCGCTAGACAAGGAGCTGGGCGACCACCTAAGGCAGACGAGATAAAACTAATAGAACGCTTAGACGCTATAATTGACAAAGACGAAGCTGTAGGTAAACTAGGGGAGTTAGTTACTAAGGGCGACATAAGAGCCTTACAGCTGTATTTAAGCTATCGTTATGGAAAACCTAAGGAAAGTATAGACCTTAACTCTAGTGAGGGCTTAAACATTAACTTTAAGGACTTAATTAAATTTGTTGACTAACCATTGATTGAAGTACATAAAAAGTATAAAGAAATACTAGCTAAGGACAGCAGGTATTATATTGTAAGCGGTGGGCGTGGCTCTGGGAAATCTTTCAGTGTAAACGCCTTACTCGTTTTATTAACCTATGAAGCTGGCCATACTATACTATTTACTAGGTACACTTTATCAAGTGCTTATATATCTATCATTCCAGAATTTATTGAGAAGCTAGAAATGCTTGGGTTGCTAGGGGACTTCCATATAACTAAAGACGAAATTAAAAACAAGCGTTCAGGAAGCAAGATAATCTTCAGAGGTATAAAGACATCAAGCGGCGACCAA